TTCTAGCAAAATGAACGCAACTGCTGCGGCTATGCGTGGTGCTAGTAGCGGGCTAGATTCGATTGGCAGTAGCGCTGATAATACAGACAGAAAGGTAGCGCGCTTAGGTAACAGTTTTAATAGCGCAAAGAACTACACTAGAGCGTTCGGAGATTCGGTAGAGCCTACGATCCAAAGCGCTAGAAACTTATCTAACGAAATGGATAACGTTGCTAATACGTCTGCTAGCATAGCAAGAGGCACTAGCGAAGGTAGTCGCGGTATGGGAGCGTTCAGTAAATCGACGGCTCTTGCGGCTAGAGATTTAGACCGATTCAACCGTCTAGGTCGAGGTATGTCGATGACTATGATGGGTGTTAGCGCAGCTATTGTCGGCGGTATTGGAGCGTCATTGTATACGTTCACACAATACGAGCAGGCACTCGCAGGGGTAGCTAAGACTACGAATGCTAACGCAAGAGAAATGCGTACATTCGATTTAGCGTTTAGAAAGATGGCACGCAGTATGCCGGCTGCTTACGAAGAAATTGCACAAGTTGCGGAGACGGCGGCGCAGTTAGGCGTACAGAATCAGAATATCACGAAGTTTACCGATACGATGATACGTATGGGTACGTCTACGAACTTAGCAGCAGAAGACGCAGCTAACGCTTTATCTCGAATGATGAATATCATGGGAACGAGTCAAAGCGATGTAGATAGATTCGCAAGTACAATCGTTAAGATGGGTAACGTATCGGCTGCTACCGAGCAAGATATCGTCAATATGGGTATGCGTATTGCCGGTATGGGTAAATCGTTAGATATGTCCGAAGCCGACGTTGTAGCGCTTGCTACGTCATTATCTGACTTAGGTGTAAGAGCGGAGATGGGTGGATCGGCAATCAGTACGATTATGTCGAAAACTGCGTCTGCAATCGAGCAAGGAACGGATAAAGGGCAGAAGTGGGCGGAAGTCATGGGTATGTCTATCGGAAAGGTTAAGAAACTTTTCAAAGAGGACGCTTATGGCGGATTAATACAGATGGTTAAAGGACTTGAAAAAGTTAAGGAATCCGGTGGAAACCTCGATAAAACGTTACGTGATCTCGGCATTAACGAGATTCGTCAATTAGACGTAATGAAACGTTTAACAGGTAACTCGGAGAAGTTAGCGCAAGCGCAGAAGACGGCTAACACGGAATGGCAAGTCAATAACGCCTTAATGCAGGAATCTACTAAGCGTTACCAAACGTTCGGCTCGCAGGTAGAGATGGCATGGAACGGTATAAAGAATATCGCGGCTAATATCGGTGGAGCATTCGCTAAATCGGATAGTGACGCGGCAGGCTTTATTCTTAACATCATTAACAACCTCGAAAAGCTGACGGATAAGTTCTTCGACGCAGAAGGCAATATAACGAGGTTTGGCGAGAAGTTCGTTAGTACCACGAAGGCAATCGCAGGAGTA